AGTGTCATTGTAAAAAACATTTACGCCAGCTCTAGTGCCAATAGCTAAGACTTCTTCGCCATCATTGGTTTTGTAAGAATACATACCTATTGGAACTGCCGGCTGAATAACTCTTGAAGCAGATGAAGTTGCAGCAGATGTACCAGTACCAGATGTAGCGACAGTAAATGTCGTGGTAGAAGGCACAGATGCTACTGTAAAAGTAGTATTGATTTCATTAGCAGTAATACCGCCTGTAGCTGAAAAATCTTCTAAGACGACTGTATCGCCAACGCTAAGACCATGCGTCACAGTTGTAGTTATAGTTATGTTTGCGCTTGATGATGCGGTTGTGACTGTGCCACTAAAAAAAGTACCAACTGGATTTTGTCTAAAGTATGTCCAACCGCCTAAAGGTTTTAAATAGCCATTTTCAAAGCGTACTAAATCACCATCAACAAAACGACCTTTGTTGGCATAGTCTGTACCATTTTTTATTATTCCTGCTTGGGGTGTTATTTGTACTAACGCCATGACTTATCCTAAAGTTAAGCCGTTCTTTTCCACATATAAACGACTATGTAAGGTTGAATTGTACTTATGGTTGGACTGCTACTTGGATTCGCAGTATAAAAATCACCTGTATCTGGATCGCCAGAGAAATCATCTGCTACACCAGAAGAATTAAAACTACCACTTGTAAAACTTGAAGAAAAATCTATACCAGAACTAGCACCAGACCTTGTGCCATCAAACCATTGATGTGTGTGATTTGGTAAAGTTGATGTTTTAGATCCACCTGTTTCTTCAGCAGTATCAAAATCTGTATCAGAAGAATCTATACCTACAGGTACTTTACCGGCACCAAAAGCTGCCCATGTACCAAAACCTAATAAAGTTGCAGGATTAGTGCTTACCGCAGCATTTATATAAATTGATCCTACAGGATATATTTTTTCAAAAATATTTGTACCATTAAGCTGAAATTGTCCGCCTGTGGTATTAATATGTGATGAAGCAGTTACAGTAGTGGCTGCAACTGTACTAGCAGAACTAGCACCAATCGCTGTGCCATCTATTGCACCACCATTAATATCTACAGTAGTTAAAGTTGAAGTGCCGGCACAAGCAATACTAGCTAATGTTGCTGTGCTAGAAGAACTAAGCGTAGTGAAAGCTCCTGTGTTAGCAGTGCTTGCACCAATAGTAGTGTTGTCAATCGCTCCGCCTTCACAATCAATCGTGCCATCTATGTCTAATGTACCGGCTACTTTTAAAGTTTTGCCAGATCCTACGTTAAGACCTACTGAAGTTCCATTACCGGCTCCGTTAAAAATACCATCGACAGTATCAAGATTTGTATTGATCTTACCACCCCAAGTATTTGTACTTGCTCCAACCTCAGGTTTAACTAGCGATAAATTAGTAGTGTTCGTGTCTGCCATAATTATAAATTATATATTATTCTTCTAATGTTTCTATTCTTGATTTTAAATCATCAATTATTTCTTGTTGTTCTTGGATAGCTTTTATAGCCATCCACATAAACTGTTGTTCTTTAACTCCCAACCTTGCTTCATCTCCTTGACCTTGTTCAGTTATAAGATGCGGTAAATTTGTTTGTATGTCTTGAGCAATGATTCCTAATCTTTTATTGTCAGAATCAGCATCTTCGTTGTAATGAAAAGATTTTACAGACAAACTTTTAATATTGTCTAATTGATTATCAGCATTAACTATATTTTTCTTTAATCTTTGATCGGAATAATTAAAATCATTAGAAGTATAATTACCAATACCGCCATTTGACATTATTACAAGTCTATTAACAGGAGTACCGCTTGCAGTATCTCTACATTTTAAAAACTCTGAAGTTCCATTATTTGGCGTAAAGTAAAAGTCTAACCTCATAATTTGTGGCGGGCCCGAATTAGGATTACCTGTGTGCATAAACTTAGAAACATAAGTTGAAGAAGCAAACTCTTGAACTTCTAATTTGTTAGTCGGACTTGCAACTCCTATACCAACTCGTTCACTACTATCTATAGTAAGCGCAGTAGCATCAGCATTATCGTCTATACCTTGAGAAGTAAAAGCACCGCTTACAGTTAAATCAGATGGTGTAGTTAATGCACCACTTAACTTAGCAGAAGTTACTGTGCTATCAGCAAGCGTAGTTGCTAAAGCAACATTGCCTGTGCCATCAAAAGAAACCGCACTAGCAGTGACATTGCCAGTCAAAGAAAAGTTTCTGCCTGTAGCTAAAGCAGTTGCGGTTGCAGCATTACCAGAAGTATCTTGTGTGCCAGATGTATTTACTCCAGGTAAATTAATATTTGCTGTACCATCAAAAGATACACCACCAATCGTTCTGGCGGTTTCTAAAGCTGTAGCAGTTGCAGCGTTTCCTGTAGTGCTTTGATTTAAAGTACCAACAGTCGCAGTTAAAGTGCCACTAGCTAAATTTGTTAAAGTAACATTTCCAGAAAGATCGCCACCCAATGTTATGACTGGCGATTTATTAATAGTAACCGCAGATGCTATATCTCCACCATCAATATTTAATGAAACTGCTGTTCCTGTTCCACTAAATATTGCGTCTATCGCATCTAAATCATTGTTTAAAGAAATACCCCAAGTATCTTCGGCTGCGCCTGGTTCTGGTTTGGTAAGTCCTAAGTTGGTTGTTGTTGTATCTGCCATATTACGCTACTTCTTGTTCGTCTAAATCTGTCCATGTAGTTGTCGGATTTGTTTGGTTTGTCCAAGTATCGCTTGCTACAGTTTGTTCTGTCCAAGTGTCTGCTGCAACTATTTGGTCTGTCCATTTTAACCCACCAATAGAACTAAAACTAGATATTGCTTCAATGGTAGCAGCACCACGATCTATTTGTGTACCAACTGAAGTAAAACTAGAAGTTGCTGCAACAGTTGCTTTACCACCATGTATCTTACGTCCTATAGAACTAAACGCAGAAACACCGGCAATCGTTGCACTACCGGCATCTATTTGTGTACCTACAGAACTAAAGCCAGATGTAGCTTGAATAGTTGCTGTACCTAAATCTAATTGTGTACCTACAGAACTAAAACCGCTTGTACCTGCAATAGTGCCTACGCCAAGTTTGATGATAACGCCAGACGCACTAACACCGCTAACGCCAGTTATTGTGGCTTCAGCTTGGTGTGCTAATTCGTTATATTTGGATCTGCTGTAGTAGCCCTGATTATAGCCGATACTGGCCATGATATTACGCTAGTGTTATATCAAGATCTCCGGCATTGAATCTAAAAACATCGCCACTACTTACGACCTTTGAAGTGTCTAAAGTAGAGTAAGCTAATAAATTACCGCCCGAAGAAGCATCTAAAATACCAACAGCAACCACAGTTCCATAATTTGCTGTAGCTATAGGATATTCAATAGCTGCTGAATTTGTTGCAGTTGTAGGGTTTGTACCAGAAACAGTAAATGCTGCTGTTTGTCTAGCATAACCTCCGCTAGAAACTTCTGTTCCTGATGTTGAGTCCGTAGGAGCTACGGTATATAAAGCTGCATATAAAGTAGTTGGTGCTGTGTAAGCATTACCACCAAATACATGGTCTAAAACTTTATCTTCTAAATAATCACTAAATCCTGACATATCTTACCTCAACT